TGAAGTCTTTATCCTGCGAGACCATTATGTAATCATGATCATCGCAGGGACTGGTAGCGATTAATCCCACAACATCATCTGCTTCTAGCAGCGGATACGCACGGTGATCGTAGGTGTCTTCGGCATACTGTCGAATAGCGTTGTAGCACAACGGCTTTCGTGTTCCAGCACGGTTAGCCTTGTAATCAGAAAGCACACGGAATCGCCAGTTGTTGGGGCTGCTGAAACAAAGGATGAAATCCTTGGCTCCGGTTGCCTCTTTGATATCGGTGATTGCTACATCAAACACCATTTTGGCTTCACGGACATCTGAGTGAAGAGTCCACCAATCTCCGCCCCAATCTATTTCCTGCTCAACAGTACATGCAGATTGATACAGAAGAATATCGGCATCGATCAGCGCGATCTTCTTGATCTTCTTCGTCTTTTTCATCTTCTTGGTGGGTTGCTTTTTTGCCATTAGTCCTCAATGCCTCCGGAGTGGATCATCAACTTAGCGGTTTCTGCAAGTCCAATGCAGCAATGGAAGGGGCCTACAGTGCAGAAGGTCAAATCTTGAGCACTTTTGTTTTTAGTCTGGCAGCCCACAAACACTAGCGAATCAAAGCGACGCGAAAGAATTTTCATTATGTCGTCTGTAGTTAGATCGTCATCACGCTGCGCCATATTCAATCCTCTTTGCGGTGGACAGTTCCTCAATCAAACGCTGTCTTGTAATTGAATTCTTGGGAAGAGACTTGATTGTAATCATTATATCGGCTTGGTAAGCCTTTTCAAGTAAGTAAGGTCGAATGTGCGTAATAAATGCACGCGCATCTTGTCCAAACATTTCCAAACGCCATGCGGTTCTTGTGTTTGGCTTTGTGGTCCGGATCATTCTAACTCTACCCATTTTAAAAACCGCACAGATCTTTCTTAAATGATGTGGATAGCAACTAGTGATGAAGATTATTTCCGTATCTCGGTATCTGATGCACCCTTCTCCATCAAAGAGACCTGCAGTATACGCAAGAACTGACTTGTTTAGTGTGTGTCTGCCCATGTTTTACCTACCCGCGATGCTCCGTCTAAACGGCACCTAAAGTTTAGCATTTCTCCAGCCTTGGTGATGCAGTCCTTACACAACACTGCCCAAGCCTCTGCATGTTGATCAGGAACTTCCCATTGAATCTCATCGTGGATATGGGCAACCTGCTTCGCGCCATACGCTGCAGCCTGCTCACTCATCAGTACAGTTGCCTGCTTCATGGCGATGGCTCCAGCACTCTGAAGTAGGGTGTTCAAGGCAGCGTGTGCTGACCGGATGCGAAGGCGTCTGCCATCGATGCCAATGATTACCCCACGCTCTGCCGCAGTCTCAACAGCAGCCTTGAGCATCTTCAATGCAGGAACTTTGGTAAGAAATCTTTGCTGAAGTTTCTTACCTTCGGCATACCCACCGCCAACAACACTGCCCAACTTTGCGGGGCCAGCCCCATATAGAAAAGCGTAGATAAAGGACTTGGCCTGATTCCTTGTTTCCAACCCAGCAGCCTGCTGGTTTGCTGTGTGGATGTCACCCTCAAGCAGTTCCTTGGCGAATGCCCCGTCATCCCACCGTGCCATGTAATGGGCTAGGCAGCGCAGTTCCAGTCCAGCAGCGTCCACACCTACTAAGGACATGCCGGTAGGCACACCGAACAGCGAACGGCACTCCTTCCCGTATGGTGAACCGCAGGATGGAACCTGAGCCATATTAGGGCCCCTGTGCGTGCATCTACCGGTAACAGCCCCGTTGTGATTCACGAACCCGTAGATGCGCCCCTTCTTCTCAACCTTCAGCCATGCCTCATCCCCCTCTGCAAGCATCCCGATGCGCTTCTGAATGAGCAGGTACTTGGAGAGTTTCTTAGCGATGGGGTAGTCAAGCGTCTCCAGAACAGACTCGTCCACCTTGGGCTCCCCACCCGGTGTGAATTCGGTCGGGATCCATCCGTATTGTTCCTTAAGCATGTGAGCAATCTGCTTTCGGCTGGCTGGATTAAACGGGATCAATTTAGTTTTTGTCTTGAGTTTCTGTTCTGCCGCCGGGACTAGTGACTGCAACTCGGTAATGAGATCATTTCGTTCAGAAGCAAGGCTGGCGTACAACGAGCCAGCCAAGGCTGAGTTAAAGACAAAACCGTTCTGCATCTGATTAAAGATTGCTTCTGCAAACTTATGTTCTAGATCGATAGACTGATCGGAGAAGCCCTTGGACTTCACCCTGTTGTACAGCAGTGAAGTAACAACTACATCCTGTTTGCAGTAGTCACCCAACGCATCGCTGTACTCAAGTGTCGAGAAATCCGTGATGCCCTCCAAGGCGTCACCTTTGGAAATGTTAAGGCGATATCCCCAAGCCTTGAGGCTATGACTGCCCACAAGATTCCCAGGAAAGTCCTCGGTCTGTAGATCGTCATTACGAATGTCCGGGCTGATCAATCGAGCAAGTGTCAATGTATCCCGAACAGTCCCAAGCGGACCACGCCACTGTGGGTACAGTTTGCGTAGAACAGGCAGATCAAAAGCGATTACATTGTGTCCGACGGCTGTCTCGGCATTTTCAATCGCAGCCAACGCTTCCTTAATCTGATCAGGGGTGTGCGCAATGATTGGATCTGCGCCACCAATCTGGTAGCCAATACAGACACACCGTGTAACTGTGTCGATAAAGCCGTTGCATTCAATGTCAAATATAACTGTAGACATGGGTGGTGTCTCCTTTTCTCAATACTCTCGGGCTTCATGCTCTTGTACTTTCGACATCAGCAAAACGATGTTTGCCTTGGCATCACGGAGGTGACACTCTACACGATCTGCATATCCACGCAAGGTGGACACCTGAACTTGTAGTTCTGCATTCTTAGCCCTCAATTCAGCATTGTCGCCCATCTTGGTTAGGAGTTCCTTTTCCAACTGCTTAACCTTGTATTCCAAATCAAGAATTGTTTCTTCGTTTGTCATATGAATCCTTTCAAAGGCGTTGTTCTTGCGCCACTTCTTGCGACAAAGTGTCGCGTCATTCATTCAACTACTGAGTGTATTCCGTAGTGAACTAACTTGGGGGCCTTAGGTTCCACGCGTATGTCATCCCCACATCCAAGGTTCACAAGCCGACGCTCTAGTTCACGGATGCGAGCGGTGTGCTTCCGATCTCTTTCTGTGTGGTAGTCGAGTTCAGCCAGTATGTCGGACATCAGGTTGGCTGAGACCACACCTGATCGCCGACTTTCTTCCACACGTTCAATCAATGATTGCTTCTTTGGCATTAGAACATTTCCTTTTTAAAAGTCGCTGTCTGCATCAAACATGGATGCTGGATCGGGCAGCGCTGCTTCAATAAGTCTACCGGTGTCTCGATCATATTGCAAGGCGGTGGACAAGCCTGTCTCGCCGGTAAATCGATTTTTAAGGATGCGGACACAAGTCAGATCCTTGTTCTTGGGATCCTGTTGGTTGCGCTCAAGTCCTATCACAAGATCAGACAACTGCCCGATGGCAGCAGATCCGCGCAACTGGGCAAGACTGGTCTGTGCTCCCTCTTCGTGTCCCTTGCCGTCGGGACGCTTCAGGTGCGATACAAGGATCATCCCGCATCCAAGTTCTTCCACTAACGATCGCATGGCAGTCATCGTGTTATCGATCAGCCGACGCTCGTCCCCCTCACCCAATCCGCTAACCACGATCGAAAGGTGGTCCAAGAAGATCCAACCGCAGCCGAGACCGCGGACCATGTAGCGGATACGACTGAGCAGGTTTTGTGAATCAAGAGAACCAAAGTGATCGTAAAGGTAAACACGGCCACTTCCAACTGTCGCTTCATACGCTTCTCTGAGTTCGGATTCATTCGGGGGCTCCCCACCTGATGTAGCCATTTCAATGTGCAATGGCCTGTTCATTGTGATGCCCATAAGACCGAGCGCGGTGCGTCTCGTAGATTCTTCAAGGGCAATGTAGCCAATCGTCTGTCCCTGATTGATCAGCCAACTGGCAAGTTCCCGGCAGACGCTGGACTTACCAATGCCTGACCCGGAGCATAACGTGACGAGTTCACGCTGGCGCAAGCCAAGGGTCATCTTGTTCAAGCCTTCCCATGGATACGCAACGCTAGAAACAGTGGGACTGTTTATGATCGTGTCCCACATCTCTGTGCCGGGAATGATCCCGTCCGGTCGGAACAACTTTGCATTCCAGATGGCATCGATGGCTTCCTTGCCACGACCCGCAACAAGCATGTCGTTCGGGTCTTTCAATGGCAGCGATGCAACCTTAGCCTTACCGGGCGACAGCAGCAGGGCACACTCCTGCGCAGCAGCACGACCCGGCTCATCATTGTCAAACATGATTACAACGGTCTCATACGATTCCAACCATTCAAGGTTTTCCTTGAACGCCTTGGCAGCATTGTGGGCACCGTTGGGCACAGACACAACAGGCCATTTATTGTTCTGTAGTTGACTGATCGATAGGCAGTCCAACTCTCCCTCGGTAATCACGACCATCTTGCCGCCGGTGCGCCACAGGTTGCGACCGTACAGGGACATCTTCTTTGCATCCCCAAGGATCATGAAGTCCTTGTTGGGGAATCGTAGTTTCTGTGCAACAGGTGTCCCGCTTTCGTCGCAGTACGTTGCAACCTGAACGGGACGCCCGTTGTACACACCTACGCCGTACTTGAACAGACTGCATGTATCCTCATTGATCATGCGTTTAGGCAGGGGGCTGTAGTCAGTATCAACAAGTGATGACATGCGTGTATCTTTCGGTGGGGTGGGTGTAACGGGACAGTCGGATGCGGGTTCGTGGTGACCACATCCAAAGCAATATGCATGGCCATCAGACCATCGACCTAAGTTATTTTTGGACTTACACGAAGGGCACGGCTCATGTCGGAGAAAACCGACCTGTGCGGTGTCACAAAGATTATAATCTGCGGAGGACATTTGGTGGGTGCCCAGAGTTTAGTGATGTGAAGGTGAATGATCTGTGAGTCATCATCCCACAAGATCTTATTTGAAGCATCAAGAACTGACTTCGCATAATTGTCTACGTCAGGTCTAGGGAAGTCTAACTTGCTGGTTCTAGGGCGGGTGGCCGATAGAACAAGTCTTACTTCGATTGGACCCGAGGATTTTACAATCCGTTCAGCCTCGACTACCCGGCGAAGTTCAGCGGAAAAGAATTCCTTCCACTTGCTGTACTTCGCCGGGTAGTACGCGCCCCATCTGCCCACCCGCGGACGGGGACACGGGCATGGTTCGGCATTGATCGAGATCAGTGCGGAACTACCCGAGGATTTAGGACCTTGCTTTTTCACAAGGATTAAAAGTCTGCCGATGCTCCGCCATGATCGCAGTCACCAACGAATGCCTTAACGGACTCGTTCGATGCAGAAGAGATGAATGTGTATCCATCTTCTTCAGCGAACCCGAACGAAGTAGCATCCTTCGGACCGTAGGTCATCATTTCAAGGACCTGTACACCACGGGGACGAAGACTGATACCAAAGCCAAGTGCGGGGGTGTACCAAGCGAACACTTCGGCGTTCACACGGATAACACTACCTCCACCGACAGGCTCTGCATCTGCTGGCAGTGGCTGCAAGCGTGCATCAAACAATGCAGGACGCTGCTCCCAAGACTTCCCTGCCTTGGTCGTTACCTTAGCCTTCAACTTAAAGGTGAAGTCCATAAAGCCGGGGACATCAACACGTGACTCGGTTTCCTTATCCCAATTGGTTGCTGTCTTCCAAGGCATTGCGCCTTGCTTCAGGGTCTTCTTGCCCAACTTCTGGCACTCGTCCTTGTAGAACTGAGCGTGCATCTTGTTCAGGGTTGCCAGCATTGGCTTGGCTTCCTCATCGCTAAGACGAAGGGTGACGCTGTACACACCTTCGGGGTTGAACTTCTTGTCTGGCTCATTCAACTTAGGAAAGATTGCGATGCCCTGTGGCGTAGTAATGGTGGGATTCTTACTGCTCATTTTGTCTCCTATTAAGCGAAGAAGTAGTCTGCCTTCAGCAACTGGGTAATGTCCAGAGATCCGGCGGTGGGTGGCAAAGGGAGTTCACTTCCCTTCGGCAGGTAAGCCTGCATTTCAGAGTATAGCAACTTTAGAATTGGCTGTGAGAAGATTTCACAAGAAACTTCACGAATTCCTTCAGACATTTTTTGCATGTCTGTGGCGCATGTCCCAAATGAGTCGTGGATGCAGGAGAATGAGGAAATATCCCGACTGCCAGCCCGGACAACAGACTCCATTAGTACAGAGGCATCAATGGAATGGACGATATTGGGGCTGATGGCGTTGACATTACGGGACATTGACAAGTGTTCCCCATCGATCAACACACGGTGTTGCCTCAGGACTGACCCAATGCTGGTCTTTACCACCACGCGGTTCATCTTCTTGTAGCCCTGCTCAACCAAGAACCCTGATGGGCTGCTCCAGCGGATCGGTTGACCACACTCTACATGGATACGGGCACAAGCCTTGAGCCAGTCCATGCACCCGACAGCCGAGACCACCAACTCCCGGATCGATTCCCAAATGTGCTTGGTCAGGATACCAACTTCGATATACACCTTATCCACCTCGAACACACGGTTGCCGGTGCTGCGGGCTTTCTCCAGATACCAGTCACGAACATACTCACGGCTGCTGTACTCAGTCAAACCATAGGGAAGACACATCACTACACGCTTAGTTGTCTTGCGATCGATCCCGAAGGCAATCCAAGCGTGGTCTTCAGGTCTACCGCTTGCGGCCAACTTCTGGTTGACCAGATCCGCCACCTTTTGGTAGATGTCTTCGGGGTGATCGCACGGCACGCAGTTGGTTGCGGCTGCACCCACGGGGTCTTTAAGCAACAGCGAGAAAATCTGAAGACCATTGTTACTGCCATCCACATGCACAGGCAAGCCAGACAGGTAGTTTGGATCAGCGTGCACCTCGGCTAGTTCGATACAGAACGCAAGGAATGCCCAAGGCTTGTCAGCGTTAGTCCAGAAGTTATCCGCAAACGGATCCTTGCCGACCCGGAGAATAGCCTTTAGGTTCTGTTCGATAAACTCAATACGTTTATCGTAAGAGACCTTATCCAGACC